GAAGATCCACGGCCCACAATCACCTTATCGCCTATCGCCTCAAGGTATGCGATCCAATCGCGCTGTTCTGGTGATAGCCTGCCGCCCTTCACGCGCTTCATCTCAATCCACAGCCGCCAAGCGGGCACATACAAATCAGGCACACCGGCCTTGACGCCTTCGGCCTTCATGGCTTTGGCAACGCTCATCGATCGATGCCCGCCATTCGGGATGTGAAATATCCGAACGTCTGGAAACTGGCTTTCAAACCACGCAAGAAAGCCAATCTGCTCTTCGCTCTCAGAAGGGTATTTCATCTGCCCACGTTTTGCCGGTTTCTTCGCCGTCATCATCCCATCCAATATCCTGGCCCTGCGCCGCAGGCTTGCGGCCCGCGCTGTAATCAAGCTGAACGATCTCATCAAATTTCGGATTATCCGCGCGGGGGCGTATCTTAATGCGCGTCGGAATGGTCCACAACTTCGGAGCCTCAGCTAACGCATCATCGGTGCTGTCAGCATGACCCCCCAGCGCAGGCTTGCGGGCTTGGTAGCGGCTTGCGGCATAACCTCCATGATCCGGGCAAAGCCATTCGCTGATCTGCTTCATGCCGCAGAAATACGTCACCTTCACGCTGTCGGGCTTGCCCGCTTTTTTGTGGCGCTGATAAATCACGTCATCAACGTCCACCCACTCCTCCTCGATCTGCGATGACAGCATTGCGCCTTCATACGCGCGCCGGTCATGCTTTGGCTTTGGCGGTGGAAATGAATAGCTGCAATTCGGACACACTCGCACGGCGGCATGCACCATAGCCTCGCACTCGGGGCACTCCTTAACCGGCGCATCGCCCGTGTCCGCAGCATTGCTCTTTGCCTTGACCTTGATCTGGTCAAGCAAGCCGTGCCGCGCCACGTTGCCGCCAAAGTCCAGCACTAGGCAATCCGTTTTGCCATCCGCTTTTCGCGTGCCGCGCCCGACCATCTGCACATACAAGCCGGGGCTTGCCGTGGCCCGCACCAGCGCCACAAGATCGGTGGCAGGGTGATTAAATCCCGCCGTCAAAACGCCAATGTTAATCAGGCATCGCATCCGACCGGACTTGAAGTCGCCAATCTTGCGGGCGCGATCAGTCTTGTTGTCACTCCCCGTCACAACCTCAGCGCCAATGCCACGATCCGCCAGCGCCGCCGCAAGCTGATTTGCATGGTCAACGCCGCTGGCAAACACCAGCCAAGACTGCCTGCCATGTCCTGCGTCAATGATCTCTTGCGCCGCAGAATTGACCAGATCACCGGCAACAGCCGCCTGCGCAAGTTGGCTTTCGACAAACTCCCCACCGCGCTTCGCCACCCCGCTCAGGTCTATTTCCTGCTTGGCCCGCTTCGCCACGACCGGCGCGAGATAGCCTTCATCCATCAGCATCCCGATGGGAATATCATAGGCAATCCCGTCAAAAATCGCGCCCTTGCCCTTGTGCAAATAGCCGCTATCCAGGCGATAAGGCGTGGCAGTCAACCCGACGATCTTGACCATCGGATTGCATTGGCGCAGATCGTCCAGAAACTTACCGTAGCGCGTTGTGGTGTTCTTAGGCACAAGGTGTGCCTCGTCAATTATGACCAGATCAGGCGGCGGCACCATGTCTGGCGCGCGCTCCCATATTGACTGGATGCCCGCGAAAGTCACCTGACGATCAAGCCGCTTCTGGCCAATGCTGGCGCTGTAAAAGCCCAGATCAACGCCCGGCAGGATGCCAACCAATTCCTCAGCGTTCTGCTGGATCAACTCCTTGACATGGGTCAGCATCAAAACGCGCGTTCCGGTGTAGCCTAGAGCATCCTCAACCAGCTTCGCCAGGATCAGGCTTTTCCCCGCGCCTGTAGGCGCAACGATTAGCGGGTCATTACCGCGACCATCAGCCCAATATGAATAAAGACTATCAATCGCCTCCGCTTGATACGGCCTTAATGTCAGCTTCAAAACGGAACCCATTCATCTGCGATTGCCTGGCTGTTGCCCTCATTCCTGACGATCTCGCCATCGCCGGTCTGATACTCAACCCAATCTGGCGTGGCGTCATACACCTCCCACGGCATGGCGTGAGGGTTAAACAAATGCGCATCGCACACCTTACCAAACGTGCGGCCCTTGGCACATGACCAATCGCCATCACCGCCGCGCTCTGGGGTTGCGTGGGCGCATGTGCGGCAATTCACCTCCGGCGGCTTTTGAAGGTGGCAGATGTTGCGATAGTCGCAAAACTTGCATTCAAAAAATGACGGGTCATTCGACAGCTTCGCGGGCGGCTTATCCGCCCAGATGATCTCCCCCGCTTTGGCAAGTAGCTTCATGCCTTCCGCAGGGTCGCGCCGCACACGCTCCATATAAATGGCGTCCGTGTTTTTATTCACGGCGATGAATGCGCATCGGTCCAGATCGGCTAGGTGCATCCCAATCTGGCATTGCGCCCAATAGATCGGCTTTGCCTTTTCCAGGCCGTCCCGCTCCATCGCACGAAAGTTCTTGTCGTTCATCGTCTTGAATTCAAGCGTGTGCGGCTGGCCGCTTTCCCGAAAGCCTTTGCCTACGCCATCAAGTGACAGGGCAAAGTGCCCGTCATGGGCCGTAAATCGGATCTGCCTGCCGGTGTCAGGATCAACATCCCAGACCGTCACGCCCACGGCGCGAAGGTTCGCAACAATCCGCCCCTCCTCTCGATCGCCAGTCTCAAACAATCGCAGCACCCGGCCATCAAACGTGGCACGGTCCATGTGCCGAAACTGATACCAAAGTGCCCGCTGGCAAGCCCGGCCTATCTGGCTGCCGCCAAGATGCGGGCGGTGGGCGTCCTTCCTCTGGCGCAAATACCATTCAAAAATAGCATCCACCGTGGGCGGCGTTGCGTGCCCTGTCAGGTCCATGTCATTCTCCATCCATCCATAAAACCGGGCAGGCACGCTGCCCGGTCAAAAGAGGGACGTCTACCGCTTCCAGGGGGGCGTTGCCTTACCACCCGCTGATGCCGTCGATGCCGCGCCCTTTTCACAAGGCGCGTATTCCTTCACCTCGTTGCGCGCGTCATAGCCGTTACTTGCAGGCTTGACCGACACCTTGACCATCATGGGCTTGTCGTGCAGATCGTCCGACTGGCGGGGCGTCATAACGCCCGTGGCGCGGCAAATGCTGGAAAGCGTCCGCTGGGCGATCTCAACAGCCGTTTGGTTCGGATTGTTGAGGTTCAGCAGGTCATACACGCTGCGGCCCGCATGTTCGCCATCGACGATCTGCATTTGCAGGTTCAAGTAGCTGCCGGTCTGAGCCTTCGTCGGCTTTTCTTCGCTGCTGGCGATGACGACCTTATACCAGCCTGCCGGGACGGGTTCCCGGCTTTCTGCCGGGTCAACGGCGTTGGCGTCAAATCCTGTCAGGTCCATGTGCGTGATCCTCTCACTGCGCTACATATTCGGAAAATGGAAAATCGCTGGCCAGATCAAAGGGAATTGCTTCCGTGATCCCATAGCGATTTTTGGAAATGTTGGACGCCACCGGGAATGCGATGATTTCGCGTGCGCCGTCGCTGATTGCCCGCTTCTTGCCGCCATCAGTGCTGCGCAGGTTTGTCACCAGGCGAATGAATGCCACCATGTCGGCATTATTGCTGTAGTGGTGGACGCAATCATACTGCCTGTTCCGGTGCAACTGGATCGTGTAGCGGCTGTATTTGTCCACATCTGGCAGTTCCAGTTCCTCGGTAGTCGCGTGAGCGATGAAAACCACGTTCATGCCGCAGTCAGACACCAGATAATCGCACGCCTCGCGTAGCTCCTGATGCCGCTTGTCCAGCATCCCGAAGGCCTTACCAAAACCGCCGTGCGCAGCGGCCATGTTCTTGCATTTCGGGTTTGGCTCGCTGTCGAGGATCTCTTTCGTGACCAGCCTTTCAAACTGCGTCACGCTGTCAATTACCAGCGTCTTGCGGTCATGGTCCTGCGTGGCCAGAGCGTCGATTGCCTCGAATACATCGTCGGCGCTGCGCGCCACCGGAAAGAGCATGACGTCAGGATGCCCGTCAAGGCTGGCCGTGCCATCCTCCGCGCGGATGAACACCGGCTTCGGAAACATCGCTGCCAGCGTCGTCTTGCCCATGCCGCCCTCTGAAAACAGGGTTGCAATCATGGGCCTCCCCGCCGTCGGGCGGCTCAGGGTCGAAAGATCAATCGCCATTATTGGCCTCCAGTTCATCCCGCTCTTTCGTGGCGTGGATCATTGCAGTTTCAATCATTGACACAATGACCTGCGCTTCCTCGATAGTAAAAATCGGGACATGACCATTGACGTCAGACGCGACGATGGAAATGGCAGATCGACCGTCGCCAAATCCGATGTTGACGTCCTGACCGTCTTCGCACTCCAATTTCAGGTGCATCACAGTGCCTCCACCTTCACGCCCACCTTGCCGGGCTTTGTTTCAAATGCGCGGGCGATCTTCGCCCACGTCTGAGGCTCATTCTTTGCCAGATACTTGCACCCAGCGGCGTCTGCCTCGATCTTCACCTTCACCGGGTGCATGCTCGGGTCAGCATAGCCCTTGACGCGCTCCCATTCGTCCGCGTCCAGCCTGCGCGTGATCGGCTGCGTCATGGTGACTTTGTAGCTGTCCAGGGTGGTTGTCTTGCTGCCCTCGGCAGGCACATCAAAAGCCTGCGCCATCTGGGCCTCAATCTCGACGCGCCGCTTGCGGGCCGCGTCCTCATCGCGCTTGGCGTCAAGCCAAGCAGCGCAAAGCGCCTCACTGTTTTCGTGCATGTCGCACTCCTTCATCACATCAACACCGCAAAGCTACGATGTGTTGCGCGTCATGGCAAGCGCTAATTTACGGCACCTCCGCTCCAAATATGAACAATCGACGGGCGCCCGCCCCCGGCGGGCTTTATCACGCTGCGCTCAATCGGGAAGTCTTCGCACACCATCGCCAAAATTCCGTCGCGGTCATGCTTCTTGACGTTGCCAAGCACCGGCACAGCCTTGAGAAGCTCCGACATTTTGAGGCCCGCTGATCC